ATAGGAGATCTGTATGATGGAAAAACTTTTACATCTGTAGAATAATAGTTTTGTTATTTGAATAATTTTTAGTATATTATAGTAACTAAACATATAAATCATGGAATTATTAAATTTTATACACTGGGTAAAATCAAAAAGCGTAGTTACTCAGGTTAATCCTGCGCAAACATTAATTCCTGTTGGTCTTAGAGATAACAGACGAACTGATGAGTATGTTGTTGGCGCAATTACTGTTCAAGATTTTATTGATCAACTTAATATAACTCCTAATACCCCATCAACCACAGCCATTGCAGCTTCAATTTGGGCAAATGGATTTACAGTAGTAGGATGTATTAATGAAGATATTACATTACCAGCTAACTCAAACTTAACATATAAATCACCCTTAGCAATGTGTGTAGGGAAAACATTAACTATTCCAGTAGGAACAACCTTAACAATAATACCATAATAAAAATTATAAACTTTAAGAAATAAATAATATGCCAGCAGGATTAATAGTTTTAGACATAGATACAAATATAATAAATCCAATGACCGGAAATATGGTCACAGTAAATGGAATTGAAATTGTAAACCCCCTTGTTAATAACACCATTATAGGTTTAAATGCAGGACAATCAATTGTTGGTGGAATCAATCCTACAATGGGTACATTAAATACAGCGGTTGGTACAAATGCAATGGAATCATCAACCATTGGGCAAGCTAATACTGCTGTTGGACACGATGCTTATAAGTTAGGAGATGGTATAAATGATACTGCAATTGGAAGAGGTGCACTTTCAGCTATGAGTGGAGGGGCATCGTATGGTAATACTGCTGTTGGGGCAGCTGCATTTTTTCAATTAACTCCATCTACAACTGGCAATTCTGGATTTGGTTTAGGAGCAGGAGAGCAACTTCTTTCTGGTGATCATAATACTTTTATTGGATATGAAAGCGGCTCTCAATTTTCTGGTGGTATTAATAACACAACTTTAGGAACAAGAACAAGTGGTGGCGGAACACCAACTGCGGGTAATCATAATATTTTGTTAGGCACTAATGCATGTTGGAATTATGCTGGAGGGGATGGTAATATAATTATTGGGGCTTATGATATTGCTCCTCCTTACACATCTGCCCAAACTGGTTCTAATAATATATTAATAGGGAGAAATGCTACGAAAGCAAGTACTAGCACTGCTAACTCAATTACCCTGGGCAATAGCTCTAATAATGTTTTAAGATGTGCAGTTACATCTATAACATCTCTTTCAGATGCCAGGGATAAAAAAGAAATTACTGAGTTATCTGCAGGACTTGATTTTGTAAATACTCTTAAGCCTGTAGAATTTATATGGGATGACAGAAATGAAGATGGTAGACATGATGCTAAAGATTTTGGATTTATAGCTCAAGACTTAAAGAAATCTCAAGAAGATGCAGAATTAGCTGATGTACTTAAATTAGTTTATGAAGAAAATCCTGAGAAATTAGAGGCTAGTTATGGTAAACTTATACCAATTTTAGTTAAAGCTATTCAGGAATTATCAGAAGAAGTTAAACAATTAAAAAATAAATAACCATGAGTACAATAAACGTAGATATAATAAATCCAACAGCAGGCAATGTTGTTAATGTAAATGGAGTTGAAGTTTCAGCACACGGAACAAATAATATTTGCTTAGGAGATCAATCTGGTCAAGCAATTACAACTGGAATTCGTAGTGTTTCAATAGGCGACTTGTCTTTAAAAACAGCGACATACCATTCAGACAATGTTGCTATAGGGCATCAAGCTTTAGAGGCTAATGCCGGTGGTGGAAATACAGCTGTAGGTTCTTGGGCTTTAAGAGCTGTAACAAACGGTATTCAAAATGATGCTTTTGGAGCTTATTCTTTATTACAACTAACAACGGGTGGTAATAATTCTGGTCTTGGTGGTAATGCAGGAGGAAATTTAGCAAGTGGTAACAGAAATACATTTGTAGGTTTTGGAGCGGGGTTACAGTTTACAAACACTGGTGATGGCAATGTTATTGTTGGCAACACTAACGGGTATGCAAATGCAGGTGGAAGTGGAGACAATAACACTTTTGTTGGTAAAGATGCAGGTTGGTCTTTTGCAGGAGGTAACGATAATGTTATTTTAGGTAAATTTACTACATTCATGGGAACGGGCATAACAGGTAATAATAATATTCAAATAGGAACAGACTCTGTAAAAGCATCACTTACTGCTAGCAATTCAATTACATTAGGTAACTCATCTCACAATGTACTACGTTGCGCAGTTACTTCCATTACTTCATTATCAGATTCTAGAGACAAAGAAGAAGTTGCTGAATTAGCAGTAGGCTTGGAATTTGTCAAAGAGCTTAATCCTGTATCGTTTGTTTGGAATGATAGAGATGAGTCTGGAAAACATGGTGTAAAAGACTTTGGATTTATTGCTCAAGATTTAAAGTCTACTCAAGAAAAATATGAAATGGCTGAAACATTAGGCCTAGTATATGAAGAGAACCCAGAAAAGTTAGAAGCAAGTTATGGAAAATTAATTCCTATATTAGTACAAGCAATTAAAGAATTGTCTGCTAAAGTAGAGGCATTGGAATCTAAAAAATAAATAAAAATGGAATTATTAAATTTTGTAAGTTGGGTTAAAAAGGGATTTGTATCTAAAACAGTTGCTCCTAAAGACCTAATTCCTTTAGGAGTAAGACTAAGTGATAGAGAAGATAGTTATGTAACAACTGTAATTACAGGAGAAGACTTAATAAACTCCATTACATCAGCTGTAGGAAGTACTGTTGGCCCAGTTGGTGCTCAAGGACCACAAGGTTCACAAGGAGTAGCAGGCCCGGTAGGACCGGCAGGATTAAATTGGCAAGGTGCTTGGGATACACTTGCAGTTTATGCACTTGATGATGCTGTAGGTTATGCTGGAGCATCATGGTTTTGTATTAATCCAACAGGACCCAATTTACTTTCTCCTAATTTAGATCCATTAAATTGGGCATTATTAGCTTCTCAAGGTTCTCCTGGTCCTCAAGGTGCTCAAGGAATTCAGGGTCCATCTGGATCAGGCAGTTATGCTTTTACACAAGTTAATAATTCACCTCAATATTCTTATCCATCAGCTTCACCATATGTTGCAGATTTTATTACTATTCCAGCAAATACATTTAATGCAACTACTAAAGCTGTATTAGGACTAACTGCTTCAGTAAATAAGATTGGCACGAATGGTTTGTTTAAAATACAAGCATATATAACAACTACGTTGCCTGTATTAAACACTACACTTATTACTGGAACAAGATTAGGTGGCGCAGTAACAACAACTATAGCTCAAAGAGGACAGAAAATTGAAAGAGATCTTGCAATAAATGGTAATTCAATATACTATATTAATATTACAGATACAAATGATTCTAATTCAGATGGTGCAATATTAGCAGCAAATGCAAATTATAATGGATTATTATTTGATACAGTGTTTTCATCTGTTCCAATAAACTGGACATCTACTGTATACATTAGTCTTATAATTAGTTCATTTAGCCCACTTGATTTATTTGGAGCAAGATATATAACTGTTAGTAAAAAATAAAAAATAAGAAACTATGTCTATTATAAATTCAGATGGCTTAAATGCTAATTGGCAATTAAATGTTTTAAGAGGATTACAAGGTACTGTTGATGAATTAAAACTAATTGAAGGTAATACTGATCAAGTAGAGGCTACGCTATTAGCAATATTAAGTTCATTGCAAAATGGTACTGACTATGAAGCAATGCTAGTAGTAGATAGTGTTGGTGTTACATGGTTAGAAATAAGAATCTGGAATGGAACAACATTTAATCCTCCAGTTTATTATTTAGCTGGATCAAATGTTCCGGGAATTCCTGCAGCACCAATAACATATATTAATCCTAATACATATTTAGCATTAATTACTTCGTATACACTTAATTTAGTAGCAATGGCTTCTTCATTAACTACTATACAAGGAGACACTAGTACTTTACCCCTTATTCAAACAAATACAAATCCAAATGCAAGAACACCTAGGTTTATTAGAGATATAGGAAATGTATCAGTTCTTCCGCAATGTTATAGTGCTTCTTTTGCTAGTGTAGGTACAGCAGATGCCATTATAAATGGTTCACCATTAAGTCCTGGACAAACTATTAATTTTGATGCAGGTTCATTAAACAACTATCTTATTGCTGGATCTTTTACCGCAGATACACTTTCAAATTTAGGTGCTGAATTACTCATAACTTATATAGATTAAGATGAGCACTGTAATATACTTAGATCAATCTGCCGCACTTCCTCCTAATTTATTAAGTGGATTTTATTCTCAAACTGCTGATAGCACACCTGTAACAGCAACAACAGTAGAAACAACAATAATAGGACCAGGGGTAGGAACATTAACTGTACCTGCAAATGGATTCTCTATTGGAGATTCTTTTGTATGCGCATTAGATGGTATAATATCTTGTGTAAGTTCAGCAACATTGCATGTGCATGTTAAAACAGCAGCCGGAGTAATTCTTGCCGATACTGGAATAATTACTATGGCTGCCGCAACTAACAAGTCATGGATAATGAATCTGTATTTTACAATCAGAACATTGGGAGCTCCTACAACTGCATCTATTTCATCAGGAGGGCAATTTTCTTATATTAGAAATGGAGGAACTAATTTTGAAGGATATGTATTAAGTACAGTTAATAATACAACTTTTGATACTACTGTAAATAATACACTTAATATTACAATACAGTGGAATACAGTAAATGCTGGAAATTCATTAACTACAAAAAACTTTGTATTAAGTAAGATATATTAAAAAATAATAATATGAAATACTTAGTTATACTACTTATACTTTTATCTTCATGTTCTCTTGAAAAAAGACTTGCTAAATATTGCCCTTTGTGTACACAAAAAGATAGCACTATAACAGTAATACAAGTTAAAGACACAACCATAACTATCCCTGGAGAAACAATAACGCTATTAGATACACTTTATTGTGACTCTCTTGGTAATGTTATATCTAAACTAAATGGTGACCTTAGAGATAAGGATGGTAAGCTAGTAAGTCTGCAAACAAAACTTCAAAATAATGTGTACTACACAAAAGCCAAAGTTGAAACAATCTATAAAACAATCAAGGGTAATGATATATATCATACCAATACTATAACCAAAACACTTAAACCAGAAAAGATTAAATATATTCCCGGGTGGATAAATTTCTTAGCTTGGTTTGGTGGTATATGGTTAATTTTAGTAATCCTATATATAGTGTATAGAATAATAAAAGCACAAATTCCAGTGTTATGAAAACAAATTTAATTTTCTTTTTTAGTGCTATGTTCTCTTTTTTTGCTCCTATACAAATGCTTGTGTTAATTTTAATGTTTACAATTTTTGTAGATACTGTTGTTAAATTAATATCACTTAAAAAAATAGCTGAAGAAACAAATAGAAAATATAAAGATGTATTTAAATCTAGAATATTAAGATTAGGTTATTTACATAAGACTGCTGGTTATTTAGTAATGGCAGCAGTTATATTTCCAATTGATTATTATGCATTAACACCATTTATATCAGCAATGTTAAAGGTTTTTAATTTACAAGTTTTAATTATAACACCCGCAATATGTACTAACATTTTATTGGCAATACTTTGTCTTATGGAAGTATCTTCAATAAATGAAAATTGGTTTGACATATCAAAGAATAACATTTTAAAAAGTGTATCAAATTCTTTTAATAGAATTAAAAAAACTATTAAAACCGTTACAAGTGCATACAAGGACACAAAAGATGATGTATTATGAAATTAGATATAAGTAAAATAGTTCAACACAGGTTAAGACCTGGTCAGTTTATGGAAGTAAAACATGAAAAGAAACAAATCTATTTGCACCACACAGCCGGTGGTCCGGATGCTTTATCTGTAGCTAAGTATTTTGATAATAAACCTGAAAGAGTTGCTACAGCTTTTATTATAGGAGCAAACGGTACAATAGTACAATGTTTTAGTTCTAGAGATTGGGCATATCATTTAGGATTAAAAGAAAGCATCTTTAAAGCTAGCAAAGTTCCTTACATATCTTTAGATCCTATAAGTATAGGTATTGAAGTATGTAATTGGGGACCAATATCTTTTAAAAATGGTAAGTACTATAATTATGTAGGTGGAGAAGTAAATGCATCTAATGTGACAACTTTAGAAAAGCCTTATAAAAACCACAAACATTGGTTTACATATACAGATGCTCAGATAGAATCATTGAGACAATTAGTAGTATATCTTTGTGAAACTTATGATATACCCAAAGACTATAATGAATCTATATGGGATATAGATCTTGATGCACTTAAAGGAAATAAAGGTATCTTTACACACAACTCAGTAAGAAAAGATAAATCAGATATGTATCCTTGTCCAAGAGTAATAAAGATGTTAAAGAATCTAAAGGGTGAATAATGGCACGAAACACATTAGCGGGAAAATCTACAGGAACAAGTAAGTCTGCAAAGTATTTTGCTGAAAATTCAGATGCAAGAAAAAAAAAGAATGCGTATAATAAAGAATACCATAGTTCACCAAGCAGAGTTAAGTATAGAGAAAAACTCAATGCTGCCAATAGAAAGTCTGGAACTTATGGCAACAAAGATGGTCTAGATAAGTCACACACTAAAAAAGGAAAACTAGTAAGTGAGGTGGCATCAACAAACCGAGCCAGAAATGGTAAAGGTAATAATGCTAGAAAAAAATAATCAAATTTATAATATAAATTGTTTTTTATTAATAAATATTTATTAGTTAAATATTTATTATTATATTTGGCATATAAATAATAAATATTATGTCAGAAGAAACCAACCAAAAAGAAACAACCATGACTCCGCAAGAGATGCAGGAGATGCGCAAAAAAACACTAGAATATTACAGAGATCAAAAAGTAATGCTTACTGCTCATTGTGATGTTGAAGAACTAAAAGCGCGTATTAAAAAAGCTCAACTTGAAGCTTTTGATTTTTCAATAAAGTTTATGCAGCTTGACCTTGCCATGAGAGAGGCTGAAGATGAAATTGAAGATGATGCTGAAGAAAGCTTAAAGCCTAAAACAGAATAATATGGCAAAGGCATTAGTTGTTAATAAGCAAGTGCCGCTTTCTTTAATTGAAATAATTAAATTTCAAATAAACATGCACTGCTTTATTAAAAAAATAAGGCTGAGTCCAGCACAATTAGATTGTTTATCGCTATTGGGACTATATGGAGACATTAACATGTCTGATTTTTGTACAGAAGTTGTTTCTCAAGACATATTTGGAAATGTACAAACTACGCGTAACTTTATTACAAAATGTGTTAAAGATGATCTAGTTACCAGAAGTGGTTTGGGAAACAAATTAGTTTCAATTAATAAAGAGCTGGAATTATTATCTGAGGGTACTATATTATTAAACTTAAAAATATATTATCTTGAGACCAACAAAGGGTAAGGATCTAATTAAAAAAACAGCAGAGCATTTAGGTCTGTCTGAAGAGTTAGTAAAAGATGTTGTAGATTTTTATTATGAAAGGGTAGCTAAAAAAATTGAATCATTAGAGCATCCCACAATATATCTACATGGACTAGGAACACTTAGATTAAGTAGAAAAAAATTACAAAGAGATATTGATGGTCTTAAAAAAATACTAGATGGTGAAACACAAGAAGATTTCAAGAAGGTTATTAAGTATAACCTTTCTAAAGCTCTTCTTGATTCTAAGATTAAAGGTTTAGAAATCTGTAATGAATATTATAAAGAAATATATGAAAAACGTTATAAAGATCTGGAAAAGTAAAGGTCAAATACTTGAGGGTATTAAAAATAATATTTTTAAGAATGAGCATGTAGAAGAGATAGCGGCAGATAGATGGAAAATTTGCAAAGGTTGTTCTTTTGTAGATTTACCTGGAGATAAATGTTTAGTTCCTGGAACAGGTCCTTGTTGTAGTTCATGCGGATGTAGCATGGGCTTAAAACTTCGCGCACTTGGATCAGAGTGCCCAGAAGGCAAATGGGAATCAATTCTTTCACATGAAGAGTATTATTTATTAAATAAAAAACTACAAGATGATGACAACTAGCACATGGAATGGAACATGCACATCTACTAATACTTGGATTGTAAATTCACATGAACAATATTATATTAATTTAGAATTTGCCGCTGATTTGCTTGCTTCTGGAACTATTTCATCAATAGATTACTTTAGAGCAAAGGAGATGTTGAAAAGCACAGATAGCGATATAGTTAGATTAGGAAGAACTTTTTTAGAAACTAAATCTGAAATGATATGAGTGTAAAATTTTATGCAGATGAACACAAGTATATTAGTATTGATGAATGCGACCCAATTGATTGGATTAGTGTAACAAGACTAATACATTTTTTTAAAGAACCCTTTGATACAAAAGCGCAAGCAGAAGCCTGCTCTAAAGGAAAAAATCCTAAATACAATAAACTTACACCACAAGAAATTATTGATTTGTGGGCATCAGAAAATAAAAGGGCAATAACTCTTGGCTCATGGTATCATGATCAAAGAGAAAGAGATGTTCTCTCCTGTAACACAATTACCAGAAAGGGAAAAGAATTAATTATAATTAATCCATTAATGGATGGATTAGTTAAATTGGCTCCGGATCAACAATTAGTAGAGGGTATATATCCTGAACACATGGTTTATCTTAAATCAGTTGGAATATGTGGGCAGGGCGATAGAATTGAAGTGGTTCATGATACAGTTGATGTATATGACTACAAAACAAATAAAGAAATTAAAATGCAAGGTTTTGTTACCAAGGGTGGTAAAAGTAAAAAAATGCTAGGCCCACTTTCTCATTTAGATGAATGTAATTATAATGAGTATGCTTTGCAATTAAGTACATACATGTACATAATAATTAAACATAATTTTAATTTGGCACCAGGAAAAATTCAGTTAGATCATATTGAATTTGAAATTGATCATTTAGACAAGAATGGTTATCCAGTTATTGCAATGGATGCCATGGGAGATCCATTAGTAAAAAAAGTAACTCCTTATGAACTTCCATATATGAAAAAAGAAGTTATTGCAATGTTTAAATATGTTCAAGAAAATAGAGAAAAAATACTAACACATGGCCATTAAATTATTTGATATACAAGGTGGAAAAGTTGTGCCAACGGAACACTGCCACATAATCCCATTCCTAAAGAGAATTATGGATGAGTACCCAGACAACTATCTTTCAATATATGCATATTTATTTTATATGTCTTGTAGGAGTTCTGAAAACCCATACTTTAATAGACCGCAAGAAGAACTCCAGGAAGAAATTTTAAAAGATCTTGAGGCTCAGTTTGATCCTGAAGATAGGTTAATACGCATGGCGTTAGATAAATGCAAATCTATGTATGAGACACCAACAGTCCGAGCATATAATGGAATTGTAAATATGCTAGAAAAATTAGCATTTTATATGGAAACACAAACTATTACAGATGGTAGGGATGGGAACATTACTGCAATTATTAGTGCGGCCAAAAACTTTGATTCTATTAGAAAATCATTTAAGGGTGTTGCTAAAGATTTAGAAGAAGAACAATCATCTAGGGCAAGAGGTGGTCAAAAACTAAGCTACGATGATTAATGATGAACTAGGTTTAATTTATGAAGACATACCAACATGGGATAACGGTGTTTGGATACAAACTAGTTTTTCTAGCAGAAAAGAAATGGCCGATGCTCTTGTGTCTGAATATTATAAGGAACCTGGTTTATATGAGTTTGATGATATAGTATATGAGTTTCAAAAGGAAGGTATAAAATTTAAAAAGGATGGTTACTTTTGTGATGCCGCAGATGGAACAAAAGACTTTATTACATATTGGGATGATCAAAAATTAAAGTGTAGAAAGGGTGTGATTTTTTTTAAGGATGATAAAAAATACTACCTATCACGAGAATATTACATGTGGCTAAACTTTTTGCCAATTGTTGATAAAGTAAAAAAGAAAACAGATTTTCCAGACATACATGATTCACAATACCATATGGCTCTCTATGAAATAATAGGTGAGTTATTATTTCTTCATGGAGTTGTCTTAAAAAAACGTCAGTTTGGATCATCTTATTTTCATGCAGCCAAAATGGTTAATGTATTGTGGTTTGAATATGGTCCGGTAATAAAAATTGGTTCTTCTTTAAGTGCATATGTGACTGGCGTAAATGGTACATGGAAAATGATTAACGAATACAGAAATTTTTTAAACCAACATACTGCATGGTACAGGCCAATGAATCCTGGTGGTGTTGGTGAATGGCAACAAAAAATTGAGTATGTTGAGAATGGTAGAAAAACAGAAAGAGGTAGAAAGGGTGTATTACAAGCATTGTCATTTGAACAATCAGATACGGCTGGTGTTGGTGGATTGTGTACTTTGTTTTTTTATGAAGAAGCCGGCATTGCTAAGTCAATGGATAAAACATACGAATTTATGTTGCCTGCATTACAGGCTGGAGAAATTACAACAGGATATTTTATTGCATCAGGAACGGTTGGTGATTTAAAGCAATGTGAACCTTTGCGTAAATATATGTATAAGGCAAAGAAGAATGGTTTTTATGAGGTTCCTAATAGATATGCTGACTCAAGCGGTGCAATAATAAATTCAGGATTATTTATTCCAGAGCAATGGTCTATGCTTCCGCATATAGATGAGTTTGGAAATTCTTTAGTAGAACAAGCTTTAGTAGCATTAACTGAATTAAAGGCTCAGTGGAAAAAAGATTTAGATCCTGAAACATATCAGATTAGATGTTCACAAAGACCAACTAATATGGAAGAAGCATTTGCCTTTAGGGGCGAAAGTTTATTTCCATTAGAATTAGTTAAGTCACACAAAAGAGATATTGAGGAAGGTGACTATCCTTACAAATGCTATAGTCTAGCTTATGACAATACAGGTTCTATAATAGCTAACTTAACAAACAAGAAACCAATACTAACTTATCCTACAGAAAAAACAGCAGTAGATAAATCAGGGGCAATACAAGTATGGGAAGAGCCAGACGAAGAAAAAAGTTTTTGCACAACATATTATGCTTCAGTCGATCCAGTATCAGAAGGGAAAACAGTGACATCAGATTCACTATGTTCTATTCATGTATATAAAAATCCAGTGCAAGTTCAAAGAGTAAAAGTAACTGGGGAGGTTGAGACTTATATTGAAGGCGATAAGATAGTGGCTTCGTGGTGCGGTAGGTATGATGATATTAATAAAACACATGAAAAACTTGAACTTATTATTGAATGGTATCAAGCATGGACAGTTGTTGAAAACAACGTGCCTCTGTTTATACAATATATGCAGTTCAAAAGGAAACAAAAGTATTTAGTGCCATCATCACAGATTGTATTCTCTAAAGAAGTACAACAATCAAAAACACAATTTCAACAATACGGCTGGAGAAATGTCTCAACAATATTTAAAACAATTATGTTGAGTTATTTAATTGAATACCTTAGAGAAGAGCTTGATGAAGAAACAGATGAAGATGGAAAGGTTTATAAAAAGTATTATGGTATTAGTAGAATACCTGATTATATGTGTATGATTGAGATGGAGCACTATCAACCAGGAGTGAATGTTGATAGATTAGTATCGTTAGCAGCCTTGATTACCTTTGTTAGAATACAAGAAGCAAGTAGAGGATTAAAGAAAAGAGTTGAATATGATAATGAAGAACACTTGCATAAGTCAGAAAATTTGTATAAATTAAGTAAGAGTCCCTTTAGACACATTGGACAAAACGGAAACTCTTCAATTATGAAGAAGCCGCGGAATCCTTTTAAAAATTTAAGATAATGGAAATAATAAATGCTATTGATATAAAGAAAGGTAAAAGAACCAAAAAAAATAGATTTGGAGTATTTACCCAACCAATACAATTTATTCCTCTTGAGGAAAAAGATGAAGAGTGGGCCAAGCATAATTTAGATTGGTTAGAGTGGCAGGGTGTAAAACAAATAATGCATAAGGCAAGACGCATAATGAAAAATTATAAGCTTGCTAAAGGAACAATAGATAAGAGCGACTACCTTCCTGAAGTTGAAAATGAAATGACAGAAATGTTAGATGTTTTAACTGAGGGAAACAATGAGTCATTGGAGTTAAAGTTTTATCCATTGATTCCAAACATTATTAACACAATGGTTTCTGAGTTTGCTAAAAGAAATACCAAGATTGACTATAGAGCAATTGATGAGTATTCTTACAATGAAATTATGGATAAGAAAACAGAAGAGATTGGAAAAGTTCTTTTGGAATATGCTCAACAAAAATTAGTTGCTAAAATGGTTGAGATGGGAATGGATCCTAATTCAGAAGAAGCTCAAGAAAAACTTAATCCAGAAGCATTAAAAAAATTACCAGAAATTGAAGAATTTTATTCTAAGAAATATCAAACGCTGGCAGAAAAGTGGGCAGTTAAACAACACGCCATAGATGTCAACCGTTTTAAAATGGATGAACTAGAAGAAACCGCTTTTAGAGATTCATTAATTACTGACAGTGAATTTTGGCATTTCAAAATGCTTGAAGATGATTATGATATTGAACTATTAAATCCAGCATTAACATATTATCATAAGTCACCTGGAGTACATTACCTTTCTCAAGGTAATTGGGCAGGATGGATTGATATGCTTACAATCGCAGATGTTGTAGATAAGTATGGTTATCTTATGACTGCCGAACAGTTAGAGTCACTTGAATTATTACATCCTGTACGATCAGCTAGATTAATGATTGATGGAATTCCAAATGATGGTTCATTATATAATTCAGATGACAGTTATGAATCTAATAGAAGATCAGGTGTTGATTTAAAAAGACATATGGCTTTTTTAGAAGGTGCACATGATCCGCATGATGTTGTTTCATATATTATAGGACAAAGTGAACATGCTGGTGACATACACACTTCTGGATTACTAAGGGTATCTACATCTTATTGGAAGACACAAAGAAAGGTTGGAAATCTTACCAAGGTTGATGAAGACGGGGCAGTTATAACTGAAATTGTTGATGAGAATTATGTTGTTACTACAAAACCAATTTACAATAAAGTATTTGAGAAAAAAGAAACTGCTGAAAACTTAGTTTTTGGTGATCATATAGATTGGTTTTGGATTAATCAAACTTGGGGTGGTGTAAAGATTGGTAATAACAGAGCAATTTTTAATACAGAAACAGATACAGATTTTGATCCAATATACTTAGGTATAGATAGAGACAAACCGGGAGCTTTAAGATTCCAGTTCCGTGGAGACAAAACAATGTATGGTTGCAAAATTCCAATTGAAGGAAAAGTATTCTCTGATAGAAATACAAAATCAACATCACTGGTGGATCTAATGAAGCCTGCGCAAATTGGATATAACTTATGCAATAATCAAATTGCTGATATATTAGTTGATGAACTTGGTTCTGTTATAGTACTTGATCAAAATGCAATTCCAAAACATTCAATGGGTGAAGATTGGGGCAAAAATAATTTAGCCAAAGCATATGTTGCAATGAAAGACTTTAGCATGCTTCCGTTAGACCCCTCTATAGCTAATACTGAATCAGCTACAAATTTTCAACATTATCAAGTATTAAACTTGGAACAATCACAAAGGTTAATGTCTAGAATACAGTTAGCTAATTATTTCAAACAACAATGTATGGAAGTTGTTGGATTAAATCCACAAAGAATGGGTCAACAACTTGGGCAAACAAATACAGCTACAGGTGTTGAACAGGCAATGGCTGGTTCTTATGCACAAACAGAAACATACTTTATTCAGCATAGCGATCACCTAATGCCTAGAGTGCATGGAATGCGAACTGATTTAGCACAGTATTATCATTCAACCAAATCATCTACTAGACTACAAGGAATGATTTCTCCAGATGAACGTGCAAATTTTGAAATAAATGGAACTGATCTTTTGTTAGTTGACTTAAATGTTTTCTGTATGACTAATGCAAACAACAGAAGTTTATTAGATCAACTTAAACAAGTGTTCATGAGTAACAATACTACAGGGGCATCTGTTTATGATCTTGGTAAATTAATGCAAGCAGACTCTTTAGGAACGATTAATGTTGCGCTTAAAGCTATTGAGACCAAGGCTGAAGAACAAAGGGCTCAACAGATGCAGGCTGAACAACAAGCTCAAGAAGCTGAAATTGCAGCTAAGAAAGCAGAAAAACAAATGACATTTGATCATGAATCTCGTGAAAAAGAAAAAGACCGTAGATCTAGATTGCTTGAGGCAGAAATTAAGGCTGCTGGATATGGTGCTATGCAAGACATGGATAAAAACATGCAATCAGACTTCCAAGATGTATTGAAAGATGTAAGGGATACTGAGCAATATGCTGATACTATGAACTTTAATAGAGAAAAAGAAAATAACAAGGCTGGATTAAATCAACAAAAAATTGATCTTGATAGAGAAAAGCTTTTAATTGATTCTCAAAATAAACAACTTGAGTTAGCTATTGCAAAAGAAAATAAAAATAAATTTGATCAGAAAAAACCTACTAAATAATAATTTTCATCAATATAACTATAGTATGTTAAAGTTATTTTTTTGAACTTAAAATAGTTAAACAAATATTATTTAGAATTAAATAAATTTGCGTATATTAATCATAGTCAGTAATAAAACCAACCAAAAATGACAGAACAAGAAAAGGCAGCTAATGCTGCTAAACAAAATTCCTCCACAGCGGTAGAGGAAATTGATTTTGACAATTTAGATGATTTACTTGGTATCCCATCAGCTAGTTCTATAATAACTGCTGTAGACTCTAAGCCATCTGTTTTAAAATCAAGCAAAGTTGACATATCGTTCCTAGATGAAATTGATGATAATGATACTGAATCTGCAAAGGACCCTGAAATAGCTAAGGCTATGGTAGCAGCAATAGTTGATGCTCCAATGGACTTAGATGAAGAAGATGATGCAGTAGAAAGTAAAAATCAAGGCGGAAGACCAAGGCTTGTTAAAGACGCAATGGTTGAAGCTGCAAATCGTTTAATTGAAAAAGGTGTATTACAACCATTTGATGATGGCAAAGCGCTTACTGATTATACGGTTGATGATTTTGAAGAATTAATTCAGGCTAACATTCAGTCACAAACAAGTGAGGTAGCACAAAATGCTCCAGTTCAATTGTTTCAACAGTTACCTGAAGAAGTTCAAGCAGTTATTCATTATGCATTAAATGGCGGCCAAGATATTAAATCAGTATTTAGTCAATTGGCAAGAGCACAAGAAACATTTGATTTAGATGTGTCTAATGAGGTAGATCAAGAAAATATTGCTAGACAATATTTAAATCTTACCGGATTTGGTTCTACTGAAGAAATTGAAGATGAAGTAAATGTACTTAAAGACCGTGGTGACTTAGCAAAGTATGCTGAAAGATATAAGCCAAAGTTAGATGCAAGACAGGCAGAGGTAATTGAGAGAAGGTTGAAAGAACAGCAATCAGCTCAAACTCGCAAAGTAGACATGGAGAAAAAATATCATGATGTTGTTTACAACACGTTAAATTCAAATAATTTAAATGGTATTCCATTAAATAACAAAGTGCAAACAATGTTATACTACGGCTTAACAGATGCCACTAAGTATCAAGATTCAAAAGGTAATCCTACGAATGCATTAGGTTACTTACTTGAACAACATCAGTTTGGTCCTAAAGCTAACCCGTCACTAGTGGCAGAAGCTTTATGGTTACTAGCTGATCCAGATGCTTACAGAACATCAGTAAAGCAATTGGGCGCTAATGTAGCAAATGCTAATACAGTTAGACAATTAAGAACTGAAGAAGCATCTAGGAATACATCATCTACAGGAATAGGTGATACAAATAATGGAAATGGAGGACGAGTGCCTGCCAAAAGAGAGCCCCTAAGAAGGCAAGGCAAATCACTTTTCTCCAGGTAATAAAGTGTAAACAATTAATATATATATAAAAATGGCAACTCCAGTTTTAAACAATGGCATGTTCCTTCGGGACAACATGTACACCGCAAGCTCTCATGTGGATTCTTACCACTTGATGAATTTGATGAAGGATTCTCAACCTGATGACTTAGGACCTATTGAATTATGGGCACAAGTTAAAAAGTTAGAAATGCCTTTATACCAAATGTCTTCTTTTAATGGCAAGAACGTTATTGAGGTTGATCATCCAAGAGGCGAATACAAGTGGTCTACACCTGTATCTGAAGAACTTCCTTTTATTATGGAAGATCTTGACGCAGGAAATACCGCAAAAGGTATTGATGGAACTCCGTTCAAAATCAAATTGAACAAGCGTGTATTTGGACATGGTGATATTATCACTTATGACAAATTTAATGGAAAAGAACTTTATGTAACTGATGAAGACATCCTTGATATGGGTGATGGTTTTATCTATACTGTTCAGATGCCAAATAATGATTCAGCTGGAACATTTGATAATAGATTTTTAGCTAATAATACATACTACTTCCGAGTAGGTTCTGCAAGAGGTGAATATGGTGAAAGATATTCTGATCTTTCTATGACTCACTCATCTCGTGAATTTTACAACTATGTTGGAAATGCTGATGCTCACGTTCACTATTCTATTTCTTCTAGAGTGAAGTTAATGGAAAAAGGTGGAATGAAAGCTGATGGTTCTATCCCAGTTACAGAAATTTGGAAAAACTTTGACACATCAATAGATCCTTCTATCAATTCATTAGAAGGAATGGTTGCTGCTAAAGGACAAGGTTATGTGAAAAAAGCAATGGACAATGGTAACTTAGTGCGTTCATTTATTACTAAATTGGAAGCAGCTCACCTTTCTAAAATTGCTTATGATATTGAAACATACCTTATGTGGGGTAAAGGTGGTCGCATCAAACAAGATGGTCCAGATGATTTACGTTTATCAGTAGGTTTATGGAAGCAATTAGATTTATCTTACAAGCATGTTTACAATAAGTCTGATTTCAGATTAGACATCTTCCGTTCTGAGATCTTCAACTTCTTTAATGGTAAAGTTGATTTTCAAGGTCCAGATCCTAAGAGAGATCTTATTGTTCAAACAGGAATGGGTGGAATGAGACTTATTAATGAGGCTATCAAAAAAGAAGCGTTTGCTTCTGGTCTTGTTATGAATGCCCATGAATTAGATGCTATAAAAGGTAACGGAATGGATTTATCTTTTGGTTTCTCTTTCACAAGTTATACAATTCCTTTCTTAGCAAACATCAAGTTTGTTTTGAATCCTGCATTTGACAACTTACAAAACAATGAGATTGAAAATCCAATCATTGATGGTTTCCGTCTTTCTTCTTACTCTTTCATTATATTTGATGTTACTGATAATGGTTCAGACAATATTAAATTATTGAAGTGTGCTTGGAACAAAGATTTAGTTTGGAGATATGTTAATGGTTCTATGGATTATATGGGAAGAACTCAAGGTTTTGCTTCTTCTGGTAACTTTAACGGATACCAAATCTACATGACGCAAGCAATGCCTGCAATCAAAGTAGAAGATCCTACCAAAGTGTTAAAAATTGTCATGAGAAACCCAGTAACTGGTGGTTCATTATAATTAATAATTTATAATATAAAGGGGCTGGGAAACCAGTCCCTTTTTTTAAACTTAAAAAAGATGTCTGAAATTAAAATTGAGATTGCAAGTCCAGATCCAGTATTACAAAGAGCGTCTTATGCAGATACAGCAACAGCTCGTATTGCTCATGTAAATGAAGCGGTGCGTTTAATGAAAGCCGCGGTATCAACAGTTGGTCCTTTGGCCCCATCTACAGCCTTAACAGGAACAACAGTAGCACCACTTCGTGCAGAAGTAGAAATAAGATTAGATAATATTGAAACAAAATTAAATGCTATAATAGCATCATTATCCTAAAATAACTAAACAACTCTATAAAATGAGCTGTTTTTATTATATTTGTCAGTCATAAACCAAAACCAACCAAAAATGAATCAAAAATTAGAAACACTGGGAAAGGTAAGCATAAAAGCTTATACCGATCCTAACCAAGAAAACATGGGCTTAGAAAAGTATAACTATGTAGTATTTCCAAACACCTTTCAAGTTGAAACACTTGCGGCCATTGAACAAAATGGTAAAACAAGATATTTAACAGGGTTAAATGAATATGCACCAGAAGTTAAACAAATCAAAGACGCTGAAAGAAAAAGTGCGGTTATAAAAGATATTCGCGAAACCATTGCTACACTTGAAAGAGAAAGAGCATTTAATCAAATTGATCCAGAAGATAAAGAGTTTTGGTCTAAAGTAGAAATGTTTGGCCCAAGTAACTCAGAAGTATGGGGTAAGGTATTCCTAAAATTAGGAAATGATGATCAGTTATTAGACCCAAAAGAAAATTTAGATCATCTCATCATTGTTAAAGCTATAGAGAGTGGTGGCTTTTCATTAGTTGCTTCAAGTTTTGAAGAGGCAAAAAGAACAAAGCAAAAATGGTACTTAGATAGACAAATTGATTCTATAACTACTAAGACCAATGTCACCAAGTTGCGTAATAAAGCATTGTCTTTATTACAAGAAATTGCAGACAAAGATCCAAGAAAATTATTTTATATTGCCAAAAATATTGATGGTAACAGTTCTCAATATTCAAATAAGACATTACAAGATGTTATCTATGACAACATGGACAAATTTATTAATGGTCTTGGATATGATAGCGATAAGAAGCGTTG